AGAAACCGCAGGTACTCCACCAGCGTCAACTGAAGGTGGGCAGCCCGGCGAAGAAATGCCTCCTGCTGCGCCAGCAGACCCACTCTCTGCCCCGGAAGCAGTTCCCGCAGGTGAACAGCCACCAGCGCAGTCGTAAGGCTTAAAATGGGCTGTTATCAATTTCCATATAAGAACTGGCCCCCGATCTACCAAAAGGGGGCCAGTTTGTTTTTAACACAGTATTGAAAATCAACCAAATATAAAATTTCCACTAACCGGAAATCCACCGATGTCAAAATCCACCAAAAGGGAAAACTCCCCCAAGCTGGAAAAATCCACCCTCGGCTGATCTCCACCAAAATCCACCAAATGCCAAGACAAATTATACTGAAGCCAACGGGACGCATGACAGCCCAAGAGATTGAGTTCCTTAAATCATTGCCCCCAAATCTGCCAATATCAGATGTGCAAAGTGGGGATATTAAAAAAATTGCCCAAATTTATTACAAGTATATCGCTGGTAATCCCGCGCTATCTGAAGCTACAAAGCCCCACACAAAGCAGAAACATAAAGGGGGTGAAAAATTCAAGCTACACGAAATGCAAAGGGATTTATTAAATTGCTTGGCAAGCATTCAGAGCGCAAGTATTGACTATGATTTTCTATTCAATTTCATACGTGATTTTTCCGCGCCTGCATATACTGCCATATTGCGCGAATTTTTAGAAATTAAAGACGTGCAATAAATCAAACTAAAAATATTTTTCCAATAAAACCCGCTATAGTAGCGGGTTTTATTATTTGGCGAAAACTATTTTTAATTAAAGTTTGATAAATTGATTTTCATTTTTTAGCTTTGTGTATTCTTAACACTAAAAACTTACAACAAAATGAGACAAAAAACAGTATTTACCGACATTTCAGAAATTGCCCATCTTTGGGCTAACCAACACCAAGACAGCGCACGCAATCCATCGGATAATTTTTACTTCAATGGCAGCGTAATCTATTCGTATGGCAGTCATTTTCCAATTGCCCAAATTTGCACCAATCCAAAGACCTTAGAAAAAGTATGTCTATTTACTACACAAACATATTCCAACACTACATCGAAGCATATATCTATAGTTTCCCGCGCAAATCATTTGCCTGTTATCCTTATGAAGGATTTGCCGGGCACATCTTTTATAGAGCGCAAATTTGTTAAGTCCTTAACGGCTAACTCAACCCCGTATGGCGTAGGGGATTTTCACATGAATAACCTGAAGCAATGGGACTATGAATTGGAAGCGTGCTATACCAAATTAGCTACAGCACGAAAGAAAGAAATATATATTGAAAAGATAAACACCATTATATCCGAAATCCGCGCCTATATTGGCTTTTTCGGTATCTCTGAAAATAGGTATATCAAGACCTTGTTAACAGAGCGTGACGCGGAAAAGAATAAGCAGATTATACTGGCGCGCGCTGCAAAAATCAAAGCAGATAAGGCAAAGCAGGCAAAGAAAGCTACAAAGGAATTTAACGAAAACCTTGCAAAGTGGCGTAACTACGAAATAGGGGATTTGTATAAAAACTATGCTTTGCAGTCTCAATTTCCCTATGATTATCTACGCCTGATAAGAGACGGGGAAAACGTGCAAACGTCTCAAAATGTCCTGATACCTATTGACGTAGCGCGCGCATTTTACCACCATGTTACTCGCGTTATTTCGTTGGGTGGGTGCAAGGGTGGTAATTGTGGCAAAAAGTTTATGCATCAATATGAAGTAAAGGAAATTAACCCGACCTATTTACATATAGGTTGCCATAAGATAGAAATAGACGAAATAGAGACCTTTGCAGCGTCTCAAGGTTGGAAATAGTTGTAAGTAAGCAAATCCTTAACAGGTACGTTAACCCGCTAATCTTAGCGGGTTTTTTGTTTAATTTAAGTTTGATAAAATAAAATTTGGAATTAATCAAACTTTAATTAATTTTGTATTCTAAAACTTACAACAATGACACACAAACAAATTATAGCAACACTACAAAAGGCGTATCAATATTGGATATATACTGAATACATGAATGAAGACGAAATAAAAGCCATTTTAGAACCATTACAAACCCACATTACAGAGCTTAACGATTTGGCGAATGAATACGCCAATAATGCGTCATCATTCCTTATTTACGGCAATAGCAAAGACGCTGCGAAATATACGCGCAAAGCAGATGCAATAGACCGCAAACAATGCAAATTAATTGACCTTATTGATAGCGTAAAATATGGCAGATTTATCTCTAATTATTTAATCAATCTTTAATCATAAAAACTTACAACAATGGAAAACCAACAAGCAATTAAGCAAGCACAAGACGCGCAAATTTACAACCTTTTGCAAGTAATGGACACAATGCAAGACGCGCTACAATTAAAAAACCAATACAGCGCAAAGCAAAGTGAATGGAATGAGGATTTGTATAATAAAATACAAGTAGGTTATTTCCATAATGAAGCGGATGGAAGCCATCAACAAGAACTTACCAGCGAATTATTTACATGCTCATTTGAAGACGCTGAAATTTCCTTACTTGCCCGCATCAAGAATATGATTGAATCCGTATTGCCTAACACATCAATAGTAACAATTTAAAAAATCAAACTTTTATGAAACAATATACTATCAATACTTATAAATACTCTGAACTATCAGAGATAGCACAGCAAAAAGCAATATCCGAATTTTCTGACATTAATACAGAGTTTGAATGGTGGGATTTCATTTATGAAGACGCGCGCAATATCGGTATTAAATTAGATGGCTTTGATATTGACAGAGGCAATTATTGTAGTGGTGAATTTATTACCAATGCCAACGATTGCGCTAATAAAATACTTAAAGAACATGGTAATATGTGCGAAACATATCTTACAGCGTCTTTGTTTTTAGACGAATATAACCAGCGTTTCGCGGGTGCTGAAGATGGCGCGGATGGATTGCAAGATTTTGAAAGTGACTTTTTGCAGTCTTTACTTGAAGACTACAAAATTTTATTGAGAAGTGAATATGAGCATATAACAAGCCTTCAAGGTATAGCAGACACGATAAACGCTAACGACTATGATTTTTTTGAGGATGGTAAATTTTGCACCACATCAAAATACATGACTGAAGTGACAGAGGATAAAGACACTATAGTTATCAAATGGACTGTAGAGGATGTAATCCAACAAGGCGAAGACTGGGAAATTTATTTGACAGATAATCAGGCGCGCGAAGTATTGCAAGAATTAAAGCACGCGCATGATGCGACAATAGGCATTAATTGGGATGTGATTTATTGGACTATAAAAGCAAAGAATTTTCCTTTTATTCCGCATGTAACCAGCACCGATACTACAGAATACAAGGGAATAGAATACCCATGTAAAGATGTAGTTATTACTATTCATGGGGATGTAAGCAAAATATGTGTAGGCACTACAGAATTAAATGAAATTTTACTTATTGATATTGAAGATTCGGACAGTAACAATAGCGAAGCCCAATCAATTGATGACGAATTTGGATTTTATGTAGAATCCGAATATTTCGACTTTACAGACGATGACTTCGCGGCATTAGTGCAAAAGGAAATCAATTTATAATTATTAACAAACAAACCAGCACAAAATGAGATCAACACCAAGACGAAACAATAAAGCGTTTTTATTAATGCTTTACAGAGCTACAGTATTTGCAGCATGTAGTATTTTAATCCTCTGTAATTTTCCCGCGCTGGCTTCAGTCATTCATTCACTAACAGTTAATATCCCACAATATGCGAAACGCTAAAATGTTCTTTATAATTTGCGCTGGTTTGTTCTTAATAACCCTTACTGTTTTTGTATGGGTATTAGCTGCAAAGGTGGAACATTACCAACCCGAAACGCGAATACTGCACGCCCATAGATAAAGCAGGAAATGATAGTTTTTAACCCCGATACTTATATTTGTATCGGGGTTTTATTTTTACTACAGATATACCCACACATGGCAAGCATATCAATAGCCGTTCTTTGGCATTCTTATACACTGGCATTGCCTTAATATTTGGCACTACATATACTTTCCTTTCATTGTCCCATTGTCGGGCAATTTTCCCATCTTTTACCCATTTGTAAACGGTTTGACGCGTTACGCGCAAAGACAGGGATAATTCATACATTGTTACTGTTTCCATAGTACAATATTAATCATTTTACATCTAAGATGTAAACGTAAACAGAGCGTAAACAAATATTTATTATTAATTATAAATATCAATGTATTGATAACCAATTAGTTAATACTTAATTATACTGTTTATTATTATAATGCGTTTACGCCTGCTGACGTAATTTGTTATGATAATCAATCAGTTATGGTTTTTGTAACGATTTTACGGAAAATATAAAACTATATAGAGAGTAAAGACCTTTAAATGTATGTTAGTTTGTTTTTATTTGAATGCTCTATATAATATACTATCCTGTTTACATTGAATACATTTATAGTAATAGGTATGATAATCAATTAGTTAAGCGTAAACCAGCGTAAACATTGATTAATTTAATTTAATATGTTAGTGTTGTAATTAATTGATTATCAATGTTATAAGCGTAAACAATGCGTGTTTACGCTTATTTTTTACATGCTGGCATGGTCTCAATACTTATTTACTGGCTTTAAATCCTTTGCATGGGGGCTTTCTGTGGTATTGGGTTACTTTCCCATTATCGCGCTGTATTGCCTTGTTTCCGTGCTAATACGCCCATATTTGGGCATATGGGAGCATATGCTGCCATAAAGCCCAAAATAAAGCGTTTCAGCATAGCAAATAGCACTATTAATCAAACTGTTATTATATACAATAGCTTATTAACGCTATTATGTATTATTATAGTATAGTGTATTAACATTGATTATCAATACTAATACACTATACTATAATAGTTAAATAGCTATTGTTTATCATGTTGTAAATCATTGATTATTAAACACTTCCACATAAGATATTTATACTATATATGCGTAGGTTCTTCGCCGGGCTGCCCACCTTCAGTTGACGCTGGTGGAGTACCTGCGGTTTCTTCGGGTTTTTCTTCCGGGGTTGATGGCGGGGTTGATGGAGTTTCGGCGGGTGGGGCCGGAGTTTTTTCAGCAGGGCCGGAGGGAATGCTTTCGGCGGGTGCGGTATCAGTACCTTTTGACCCGGCAGCATTGTTTTCTGCCTCGTCCTGACCTTCCTTTTGTGCGGGGTCAAGATAGGTAGCCGGCTTGTTAGCCATGCTTACTCCGAGATCAGCCTTCATGCTGTCATCTGCCATCATTGCATATGCGCCGGGTTGGAACAATGCAGCCATAGCCGTTAAGAATGCGAGATTGCGCACGATGTTGTGCATCCCTACATGGATAACCGGGATGATGTGGAGTGTTTCGTCCGTGAGGGACTTGGCATCAGCAAAAACAGCCTCGGTTGGTGCTTTGGCGCAGAAGAATTGGACAATTCCTAAGCCCTTGTCGTCATTGTAGGTAAGGTCTGCGAATGGCATCCAGTTTACCTCGGCTGTTTTGCTATCTACACCCGTTTCTTTTTGGAAGGTGCGTATCATCGCTTGTGCTGGCGTTTCGCCTTCTTGCGCGCGACCACCTACGCCGTTCATCAGGCCGTGTTGCCACTTCAGGCGACCTTCGCCTTTGTAGTCTGTTGGGTAGTTCTTTGTCATCAAAAGAACGTGTTTGCCATCGGGTGTCATCAGAAACCCGCAAACATAAATAGCTGCATACTTCATAAAGTTGCTGTTTTTTATTGTGAGTGAAAAATTAAGTGTAATGATAAATTGGCTGCGAAGTTACTAATCGCCCATCAACTACTAACTCCATTATGCATAATGGCTTAACGCTTGAGTTGGGGCCACCTGTTCTTTTACATTCTTCGATGGTGTCAAAAAAACAAGGCTTGATAAAGTCGGGCCACAAATTGTAATACTTGGTGATAGGCTCTATGTAGATAAGCAAATCGTGGTTGTCATCTGTGTCTCTATCAATGATGCGTCCTTCCCAATCACAATGAATAATGACAGCACCTTCAAGCAACGCCACTACAGGCTTTAGAAAACTTGGTGCGTCAAAGAATTTGCTATCTTTAACTTTAACACCACAGCGCGTTATAAGTTTCGCGCCGTCTTTGAATTTTTGTAGGTCAAATTTTTCAGTTGCCATTGAATATGGGATTTGTAATAGTTAGAATGGTAGGTCGTCTACGTTTTCGGAAGGTGAATTTTGAAAGTCAGCAGCAGATGCGCCGGGGCCGTAAACGATAGTCGGAGGTGGTGGTGGAGGAATAGGCTCATATACTTGCGCAAGTGCTTCTATTTTCCACACATCAAGCGAGGTATAGTAGTTCTTAGGCTGGCCTTCTATGTGCCATTCTCTGCCACGTATATTGAAGCTGACTTTTACCTTGTCACCTATAGAATGGTTGTCAATCATATCTACCCGGTTAGAGCCTGTTAATTGGAATTTACCAAACTGCGAATAGGTTTGTCCATTAAATTCCTCTTTGATCTCTATTGCAAATTCCCGTGTGGAGAATTTTTCAGAGATTTGTTTAACAGGCTCTACCTGACAGATATATCCAATTGCGGTTAGTTCCATTATGTGAGTTGGTCGAGTTGTTTCTGAAGGTCAGTAATGGTTTCGTCAACTTCAGAAAGGTAGAGCTTCATGTAAGTAGCCGCAGAAATGTGGGCATCACAGGCGAGACCAATACCTATTGCATTAAGACCCTTTATATCAGTACCGACTTCTGCGGCAACATGCGCACGCTCGTATGACACATGAAGTTTTGGTGCGCCCTCTCTGTCGGATAGTTTTGACAGAGCGAGTTTGTGGTTATTGAGGCGATCTATCTGATTCTCAAGCTGTTTCATTTGGTCGCGCTTCTTTTGCTTGTCGGTGCGCGTATCAGGCGCAGTCATGTTCTTGTTGTCCATACAGGAATTGTTTTTATTGGTTAATGATAAAATACTTTGCATTAATTCTTCAGGGATAGTTGCAGAGAAAGTTACTCGTTCTATGCCTCCACGAAGGGCATCCATTTTCTTTATAGCGTCATCCGCATACTCGCCCCATTTAATATTCGGAGCTTGCGCCTCATATATCGGCAGTCCCTTCCATATCTTGTGTAATTCCTCAAAGTTGATATGTAAGTCGTCTACGGGTTCGGTTCTGCTGCCTCTGTAGCAAACCTGCTCATACATCCTTCTGCGAGTGAGGGCATCTTCTTCGGGTATATCTGCCATCAATACAGATAGCGGAACGCCTACCTCTTTTGTGATGTTGTGAAGTATTTGGCTTGTGTAATTAAGGTAGGATTCCTTTGGTTGTATGGGTGGTAGCAAGTGAACCGGAATCATAAATATTGATAGTATTTCAGCAATGCGATCTCTTGTTGGGCCAAATGCGCGTTTTTCACCAAAGACATTTAGAAGCTCGTTTATCTTATGGCAAAACCTGTTTGCCTGCTTGTGTTCTATCAGGTTTTTTGCTGCAACACCAATATACCTGTCCACTACCCCTATTATAACTTTTATCAAATCATAAGTGATGGCTCTAATATCTGCGCCGGGGTCATCTCTTTTTATCTTAGACAGAACCATCACTATGTTTACAATTTCGTCAGTATTCACCTCTCCTGATGAATAAAGTATGATTATGATTTCGTATGCCCACACGTCCATTAAGAATATCTCCATAATAAAGTGGTTTCTCAAGGCGTGCTTCTTGGGATTGCCTATCGCTTGGTTAAGCCACTCGGCAAAGAGCAGGTCATTTAATCGCGATCTTAATGTTGGTTCCATGCGTTTGTTTTGAGTGTGCAATATAATAACTGTTTCTGTAATTATCAAACTTTATTTAAGTTTTAATTTATAACCTATTTTGCCGGAAACCATATTGAACTTGTTTACAATAGCTTGAGGTAAGTCAATATTCATTTTGGTAGCCAGCAAATGAATGTATATTATCGCATCAGCCATTTCGTCTGCAATTTCCACATCATCAATGGTCTTGTCTTCGCTGGTAAGATTTCTCATTTGCTTTTTGAGTAAATTACACATCTCGCCAACCTCTCCTGCGATAGCGCATCCCCACTCCGCGTTAGACCATTTTGTAAGAGGTTGATTAAATCCTTCGTGGCTCTCGCAACGATGTACATTAAGTTTATCAAGCTGGCTGAAAACATCAAATTCAAGGGTATCTACAACGGCCCTTGCGTAGATTTCTCTTTTATAGGTAGATATATCATCCAGCACGCCATCTGCTGTATCTGCCGGGAATGTATTGTTGCATCTTTCCTTGAGTTGCATTGCAACTATTTCTGCTCTTTTCATGTTATTTTGTTTTTAAATATTTAAAAATTAATCCAGTTCGATGTCGTCTATATCTTCGCCTGTCCAATCGTGGTTTGTTTCATTGTCGTGATAGCTCCATCCGGGGTCTTTCACCTCAATTTTACCCTTGAAATAATCGGACAACGGCTCATAAAGGCCAGTCTGTTTGATACAGGATAGATACCTCTTTTTGACAATATTGCGCTTTTCTTGGAAGCGGTCAGGCGCACCGGGGCCGAGGTACTTTTCTATAGCTTTTGTGATAAGCTGACGTGCCTCGCGAGGTCGTGTAACTATCACATTCGATTCGCATTTGCGCTCACCTATAGTGCGCAGATACTCCTGAACATAAGGCAGTTCATAGTTGGGGTGCTTGGGGCTGGCAAGGTTACCACCGGAGCCTGTAATAAGGTTATCTATCCAAGTAAAGTTGTTGGCGATGATATAGTCGTAATTAAGGCCAGCGCGATCTATAATAAGCTCACTTGGGTCGTAGCCATCTTCACCATCATCCCAATGAATTTCTTGTATTTGCTCCAAGTTCTTGCGGATGGTGTCGCTGATGCGTAGACCGTCCGGGTCGTGATCTCCGAAGTACAGGAGGACGCATTTTAAGCCATTGTCTTCTGCTTCCTTAAATCGGCGTGCATACTCTGCCCTCTGAAGGATAGAAGACCATCCCTTAGCGTTGGCAATAGGTATTTTGTACTGCTTGCAAACAGGTTCAAACAGGGTAACAAGGTCAATTTTTTCAACCACAACCTGTATGTAGTATTCCTCGCCGTACCACCATTCAGGAGTGTAGTAGATGCTGCCGTTCAGGGCATCGCGCAGCATCCAATCTAAGGTGTCAACGATGTGGCTGTGTTTGGGTCTTTCAACACCTGAAAACTCACGCGCTTTTTCTTCAGCAACAAAGTCTACGGGCAGTAAGCCTTGCTTCCGGCAGTCGTTGATGGCATTGTCAACCTTGTCGAATTGGTTTTTGTTGATGTAACCTTTCTGCTCCATGATGTAGCACCATCCACGAGATGATACCTTAAACCCGATGGTTTGGTCTAATTGTTTGAGGATGCCTGCGAACTGTGCGCGGCGTTCTTTGGTGAACCGCTTGGTGAGATCAAATTCCATTGCTGTGAGTTGTGTTGTTATAAAAAAGGTCTTGTTCTATTTTTTGTATTTCAGAAAGGCGCGGCGTTAAGCACAGGCCCTTGCCGGATTCTATTACCGTTTTCATGTACTCATTTCCTTCTTCTTCTGATTTGTGATGCGAAATCAGCTTACCGAAGTAATATAGACCCCACGCATGTCCTTCAGGCGCACCGAATGGTATTCCGCGAGGGGCTAATCGCGCCACTTCAAGATTGCGTTTATTCATCGTCTCCCAAACCCCCAAGCTACCTTTATTAGCAACAGGTCGAGAGAACAGGACGGGCTTGGATAGCAGGTAAGCCCACCTGCCGGGGGCGAAGTCGCCGTATGCAATGATTTCACTTCTGCGATAATCTGATAACACAGCAGCCTTAACGCATCCATCCAAATACGATAACGCGTCTTCTGTCCTCATGGTGTCATCAATACAGCACTTCCCAATGATATACCCATCCAGCAGACTATTGACAGCGTGGGCCACATGAATACCTCTGTGGCCTGATAGTCTGTCGGTGTACAATTTACGCATTGTCAACGGGGTGTTAGCTGAAGAATGTATCAGCACATCGCCTCTGTGCAAGGTGTTTTGAGCGCGTGTTTCTATTGTCTTATAACCGAGGGCCATGCATCCTGCGAGTGGCGCGTAAAGCGTGATTGCTTTCATAGCTTAACTTGATTTTTGTAATACTTAATTACTTTTAAACATTCGGGGCATGTAACGCCGCCCCTTTTAACTCTTTTCCCTTCGGGATAACCCCATTCATCAAACCCCGCAATGCCACAAGAGGTATATTCCCCATCTCCAACTGCATCTTCGCAAATCAAATGCCAGTATTTATCAAGCGTGTCGTCTTGTATTAAATGCTGCGTAGTTACGGTTGCCATGTTTCTAATATTTTGTCAAACTTAAATACTATTTATGAATAAAACAAACTTTTATTAAAATTTATTTTAGAAAGGCGATTCTTCGTCTTCGTCAGGGGTTTCAACGAAGCATTTGCTGTTACCATAATCGTGTGCAAATTCTACGTGACCCTTTCCGTATAGCTTTTCGTCAATCCATCTTTTGCGGGAGTTCTGCCCATGCTCAAGGATGCGCAGATTCTTGTAGTTATACCCTTCTCTTGGGTCTCTGCGATCTATGGTCATCTTGCCAGCCCCTTTACCTTTAAGGGCTATGTAGTTGGTCTTTTCGCAGAACTTGCGAAATTCATCTACAGTAAGCTCAAACTTTACATTTCTGCGCCGGGCATTCTGTTTCAGTACAGAGAAAAAGTAAGAAACGGGGTTTTGTTCTTTTTCATATTGACGCTGATGCTTGGCGCAATATCTGCGTGTGTTGGTTTTTGATTTATGCACGCGAGATGTACAGAATTTCAACAGGCATATACCTTTGCGTTTTTTATAATCGGCTTGAGAGCCTATGCAGTCGTTCATATGATGTATGTTAGCTTGCTTAATGCCCTGTCAATCTGCCCCAACTTTCTCCTATCAGAAATTAAGTCCCTTCGGTAAGCGGATAGGTTAGTAAGCAGGAACTCTTTTTGTGCAAAGTTAATTGCATCTGTTAGCCGTTTCTTCTCTTTCTCGAGAAGCGATACTGCGTGTGTGTACATAGTATTTTCAGTTGATTGTGGAGGCGAAGATAATATAAGTTTGGTATAATGCAAATAAAAATCGGGTACATTTTTCAACGTACCCGATTATAAAAGCAGATTGCGAAATTCCATGTTCTGACTGCCCAATAACAGGCAATATACGAATGATTATTTAAAAAACAAACTTTTATTAAAAAACAAACCCACCCGGTCAAGGGTGGGTAGGCAGGCATGGAATCCCGGAGAGGGAACCTATCGTTTTGGTTTTACAAACCATATATACAGTAATAGAAGTAGCAATATAGCAAGTGCAATATTACCGTATATAGAGTATGATAGCCACTTCCGGGCTTCATTACGCTCACTTTTAAAGGCGGTGGCATCAGCAGTAGCCTTATCTCTTTCCAGCGACAGAGCCGTTGTTTTAGAGGTTAATTCCTCCACTATTCGGGTCATGTCCCTGATAGTATCAATCCGGTGGTAATCGGGAGGACATTGTATCTGAATGGCAGATGAATTAAGCTGGTTGGCAAGCCACTTGTTTCGCTGGTCTACATCCTTGTAGTGATCTGTGGCGTATTGCTTCAGCTTATTGTATTCATTCTCAAAACTATCGCAATTTACAGCGACAAATTTTGTGGGGCCGGGTATTTCCTTTCCCGGCAGGTATAAAATTGTACGGGTGCTGTCAGTCTTGACAGGGAATTGCTTCGTGACCCAATTGGCAACATCAATAGGATGCTTGTCATTGAGTTTGTTGAGCTTCGTGTTGGTGGTGGCGCACGCACTCAATAAGAGCGCGAGGGCGAGTATCGTATATTTCATATACTACGTTGTTGGTGGCGTGTCTTGGGCAGCAGGCGGTGGCGTGTCTTGTTTCTTGCCGAACCACATGCTGACTATTGAAATAATATCCTTGATAGTAGCTACGCCCAATAACAGAGAGACGAACCCGGCTATCAGGAACATGATCTTGTAGTCATCCTTGTGTAGCTTCTCTGCGGTCTCTACAGGGACGGTGTATTGTTTTGTGATGACAAAGTACACCACCCATACAAACAGGATGGTGAGGACGCTGCTTAGTACCCTCTTGATAGATATTTTACCTTCCTCGGAGTGCATGGAGCGAAAGAAGTTTTTGTTGACGTTGTAAGTGGCTTGGTCAGGCATATTAATTGTTTTTAAAAAGAGGTGAGCGATTATGGTTGCCAAGTTAGGGTGATACCAGCTATATTTGATTGCAAAAATATATAAATCTGTTTCGGGTCATTGCCATCCCAATTTTTGTAATTAAATGGCTTGCTATTGGCATCTATTATTAGATTTCCGTCAGAGAACAAAACGCCAGTTATTGTGTATATCTTATACACAATAGCACTCGAAGTCACCCAATTATCAAATGCTCCATATACCACTACGATACATGGCATAGGGCAGGTAATTCCATTAACTTCACTCGTTAATGTTGCGTTTACAAAAGACCGATTGTTTATCGTATCTATATGTACCGTTTGAGCTTTCGCCGCGATACTTACAAGTATCGCAAGTATTGTTATTATTTTTTTCATTTTTATTTTTTTTTAGTTTATTAAAAGCCAACCTACTGTACTATTATCAAGAGTATTGACAACACCTGCCGTGGTCAGGGAATTTATTACAAACGATGTTCCCGCTACTATTGAAGCTGACGGGGTAGCCAAGCCGGACGCTAATGTTCCGCTCGGTGTTATATACCAAACAAGTATTAAACTACTTGCTGTAACCCTTGTATTACTTACCGTAACTGTACCGCTTGAAAGTGTTGCTGTGCTTGCCGATTTATTTGCACCTGCCGCAATATTAATAGTGCCCCCAAGTTTGGTGCTACCGGGATTTTCAAAAGCAAAACCATTATCTGTACTACCTGCGCCTAATAACAAATCGGTAGTCGGGCCAAAAAATGTGGCATATCTTGTCGCTCCGGTTCTTGATGCAACTAATATATTATAACCTTGAACTCTAAAGTTATTATTATTATCATCAAGATTTAATGCAGCTAAAGGTGTGCCTCCTTGATATTCAAAATTAATACCCCAAGTATGACCGGAAGCACCCAATAAAGCAATCGCATTTCCGGAAGATGATGTGCCAATATCTACGCTATTACCCGATTCAGATACGAACATACTCCCGTCGTTCTTTACAGCCCAATAATTTTTTGTGGCTGCCCCCGCCGCAATTGACAATTGCAAACCGCTACCTGCGGCGGTTTGGGTTCTGTTGATGTACAGATCAATGCCCGAAGCTGTACTTGTTTGATTATAGGTAGGTGTTATTTTATGCCCGTAATCTGTGCCGGACGATGCTGTATTTGTAGAATTAAAAGTGTGAAGTGTTGACCATGTTTTTAAACCAACTATCCCGCTTTGAGTAGTGGTGAGGTCTACCCAATTCTGCGTTGCGCTTCCCGTACCACCACCGCCAACTGGCAAAATACCAGATACCATTGATGTTAAATTAATTGCCCCAAACCCTGCGCCACCACCCAAGAATGCCTGCGTACTTGTGCCTGCTCCTGTTTGAGAAACATTACCTGAACCATCCGTTATAAGTAGGCCATTATTGGTAGTATAGCCGGGAGCTTTATATGTCCCGTCCGAGTTCATTTCAAATATTGACGAGTAGCCTGCTCCGTTAATATTCTTTTCAAACACCATTTTAGCTGTCGGGTTAGCGGCACCTTGTACAGGTATCATGTACTGCCGTAGAGAAACTGATTGGGATGAAGCCGTAGAGTTTGTTTTCCATCCATAACCTGTAAATACTACTGCTTCTGAATAGGATTGATTACTTGCTGATGCGGTATTTAAGTTTTGTAATTGCAAACCTGTAGCCGTAGTATTTGCTGAAATACTTTGCTGATTATTAAGATCATTAGTATAGGTTATGCTCCCTGAACTCGCTATAGTCATTCTGCTTATATTGTTTGTATACAGATTCAACGCATTAGCATCAGTGGTTCCAAATTTTATTGGGCTTCCCGCAGTAAATACAAAGTTGGGGTAGGTCACAGTTATTTGATCTACATTGTTACTTGTCAACCCGCTGATGCCAGCTATAGTAGTATCTAAAATTTGAACCCAAGTTTTGACACCCGATACGAGTGATAACTCTAAGTATCTCGGCTTGCCACCCGTAATGGTAGATATAACAAAACCATTAAACGTTTTTATAGTAATACTCCCAGAGCTATTATTAATAAACCAATACCAATGGCTTACAGCTACACTCGCAGTATCGGGCAGTATCTCTGTTTTAGTAGAGCTGCCTGTAAATATGCGTTTAGGTGCTGATGCAGATTTCAAGCTGTCTATACCACCATCCGTCACAATAGTAATGACGCTATCCTCTATCTCATTTACCTGCATATTAGCATCTACGCTCCTTAGCCCAACGGTAGAACTATTTCTGCTGGCAGTCAACCCATGAATTTGAGCCAATTCAGCAGAAGTAGTGGCGCTTGATACATGATTCTTGTTTGCGTCTAATATAACAGCAGTATTTGCAGTTAGATTAGGTGAATTGATATTCCCTTTTATTGTATCACTTCCCGGCATAGATACATTCTGAAAGGTGTCTAATATCATTGCAGGCAGGCCCTTGGTTATAAACACTATTTTGGCTGCATCCCAATTACCTAATGTATCAGATGGAAGCCCAAAGGTATTGCCTCGGCGCATCCATGCCAGCCCCGAAGAATGGGTGGAATAATAGGTAAATGTTATTAACTGCCTGCCGCCTGTCATACCAACGGTATCATACTCTGTAAGCACTTTATATCCCTTCACTACCATATCACTATCTGCAAGTACAGCGCGCAGCGCATGAACATCCCTGTTGGTTGTAGACCCATCCATCGTGATAGGATTCTTGGGCGTGTATGCGCCTTGAGCCGAAGCTATTACTGGCAGCAAAGCAAGTAATATAAAAATCAGTCTTTTCATTTTACAAATAGATTATGACAACAATATCCCCGTCTACGAGTGGCCCATCAGACCACCCTGAAAAGTTAAAGCAGGTTGTGGCATCGTAAGTGATACCCTTATTAACCCATGCTATTGCTTTATCGTTATATCCCATTACGGAATACGGAGTTATGTTTTGGAGGTTGGCATCAAATAGAGTTGTGCCGGGTGCTTTCTCGTCAGGGTTGGCGGGAGAGGTTTTTATTTTATAGACCTTCATCTTGAGGTCTGCGCCGGATATGAACAGCAACATCGTCTGAAGAACATATCGCACCTTTGCAGCAGTAATCACATCTCCGTTATCGGGGAAGTATTGGTTTACTAACGACTGCAAATCAGATAGATTCATTGTGTTTGCCTGCGGCGTTTTGGTACTGTTATTTCGTCAACTTTTGTTGCAAAAAGATTTGACGGTTGAAATATTTTAACCTTCAGTTCTTCTATCTCACCACGTATTGTTGTGATGTCTTTGTTAATAGAGGTCATCTGTATTGTATTCTCCGTGCCTACCTTGAGAGCGTCTTTCAGATCGGTTTTCATGTCCCTTATTTCGCCCAAAAGGAGCATACCAATAATACTGACAAGCACACCAGAAATCCCCGCAATCCATCCTATAGCCTTCAGCAAAAATGAGTTCATGTTGTTTGTTTGGTCGTTAGGTTGGCCCATGTCATATATTGTTGCTCCACAAATGTATGGCAAACTTTTGAAAAAACAAAACTACCCCACAAAATGCAGGGTAGTTTTATCTGAAAATCAATACTGTATTGGTTTCTACGCTGGTTGTTCAGCCTCTCCGGGCGCAGGAGCAGGAGAGAGAACAGGCTTAGGTGACACTATTTGCCTAATGTCGTCCAGCTTGTCGTGAAGTCCATCCATGTTCTGCCTTACCGCAGATATGCCTTCGGTAAAATCCTTCTTAACGTTTTGCACATCCAGCGACAACCTGTTAACGACATCTTTGTAGTCGTTTTGAACTGTTGTTATTGCTTTGGCATATTCGTCTTTGGCTTCTTGTCGGGCGGTATCTACTGATGATTTGTGTTTGGTGTACCACTTGGTTCCAACGACACCAATTAAAGCTCCTATTACGGCAGCTACTAACCATAAACTGTCTACTGTAAACATAAATGTTTGTTTTATTATGAGTGAAAAAAATTATTACGCTTCTCCTTTGATGTTGCTGATAGGAAACTCCATTGTTGTCATCTCTGCGATAATCCCCCTCTCCTTCATTGTGCATACAAAATCAATGATGCATATAAGTTCAGCTTTGTTTGTTGCGAGAGCAGAGCATCGTGACAGTATATCGGGATAACTTCTCGCTCCATCAATTGCAGTCTTTATACCTTGCTCTGTTCTCATAATCCATTCGGGTGTAATACCAAATGCTTCTTGTAAATTCTGCCCACCAGCCACGTAATTTATAGGCACATGGCAATCGCTTTCTTGTATTTGCCCATGAAGATAAGCAAGGAATGCTATCTCGCTTGTGTTGGCAGCGAGATCAAAAACGTCTGATAGCATTTGTGGAACATTTGAGTTTTCAGGGTTCCATTTTTTGTCTTCAAGCTCCGACATTTGCTTTGCTAACTCAAGCATTCTTTCATCGCTTATCCCAAATGTGGTGTGCAAATGCGGGTAAGGTTCTTGTGTCGTGATTGTAATTTTAGGCTTCTCCATAAGTGGTGTTTTGCGCAATTAATGCTTGTGAATGATGCTAATAATTTTATAGTGGTCGGGTATATTTACCGGAATACCTTTATGATTATACCCTACATAAGCGGGTATATAATATTTAGTTTCTATGGCTGTGTCAACGCGTATGACCTTACCTTGTTCATCCCACCTCTCAAGCTCTGCATAATTGCCAAGCGCGTCCTTGCTGCCTATGCCGCCACTTGAACTAAGGTACGGTGACCCTATCGTTATCGTACCTGATGTTGAAGAACTATACGACAGCGATTTCTTGTATAAGTTAAGTGACGATGACGCTGTATCTACCTTGATTTGAGCGAAGGAAGTGACATTTACAATAAACAATAATCCAGTTATTATTTTTTTCATAAAATATTTTTTTGTAAAAGTAATAAACTTTTTCAATTTACCAAACTTTTATTAATCAATGTAAGAAATTGGTACTCCTACAGCACGGGAAGATAAGCTGCTGCCGAATCTCTCGCTCTCTAATTTAACAGCAAATGGTATGCGCAGTAGTATTGTTGAATGGTTTTTAGACCAAGATGTTTCGCGGAGTGCTTTTTTGATGTAGTTTGATGAATTGCTTATGGCAACCATCTTTCCGTCTTTTATCTTGATGCCGCAGCGCAGCAGCGACATTTCACAGGAGCCTTTGGCTATATGCCCATCTACATCCCTTCCCAACACTACATCTATAGCCTCGCCTATGCTTCTATCCCATGTGGTATGAGCGCCTTCTATTTTTATGGTTTGTTCCAATAGGAATTGCAGCAGGTCTCTTTCGTCCTTGTGTTCTTTGAGTGCGTATTCCTCGCTCCAATCCTTGTCTTTAATCCACTCCTTAGCTTTCTCATAATCAATTTCACCATCGCTTACGAGGCTGTATGCGCCAGCCATCATAGCCCCTAACTGATCTCCCATGCGCTGCTGCCCAAGCATAGAAGCCGCAGCATCAGAGAATGTTTTTATGTTTTTCAGCAGCGTAGGCAACATGCGTATTGTCCGGGCCTGAAACCTTGTGCCGAAGTCTTCAGGAAATTTTTCTCGCATGAACTTTTTCAGTTCGTCAAAATGGCTTATTCTCTCAATCTCTCCTTCCGGCGTTTGAGCATACGCCACAAGCGATAGCGGCGTGATACGGGACTTGTCGCTCTGCATAGATACCTGCATACCTATAGAGGCGAAGGCGAAGCAGGAACGTATGCTATACACATCTGCGCCGGACGATACAGTTCCCTTTATGATATTACCCCCATCCTCCGAAGATGAAGACCGGGCAAGATTGAGTATCTTTTGAAATCGTTCTTGATCTGACCTGTCCTCGCTTTCAGCTTCGTCATAGACCACAGCCAGCGCATCTTGTATCAATGATTGACGCAGGCCAGCTTCGGATGTGGCCCCTTGAACATAGATGCCAGTATTCATTATTACAGCCTTCAGGATGTTCTTGAGAATCCAAGACTTACCACTCCCCGAACCGCCTGTTATCCATACGTGAGGTCTCCATTTCAGCAACCCGCAAATAGGGGCTATAACACACCATCCGGCGAACAGGTAAGCGTTGATGTCTCGTTCCCATTTCAGCCGCTTGGACATCTGAAGGAATACGTTTGCCTGCTCTCTCGGCAATGGGTTGCTTAGGTCAATTCCCAAAGGATTTCCGACCTCGTATATATACTTGCTGCGGTATTCATTTAACGTGAATCTTCTGCCATCTACATACACAATGTCGCCGGAGTGATAGACGAATCTTTCGCCTTCAATCCAAGCCCCTCTGCCCCGTATCTTAGACACGCTGAACATACCTATAGCCTGCGATGTTCCGACCAGCCAATTAACCGCGCCAGCGAGATCAAAACCTGCTTTGCCGGGGAAGTTCTCTTGCCAAAACTCAAGAGGCGCAATATCAATAAGATTCGCACCTTTACCCATGCTTGACGTGGATAGCCTAACTACAGTCCGAGACCTGTTGCAGTAGAAACAATAAGTCAGCTTGCCATCCTTATTCACGAATCCCAAGAATCTGAAGTGAGCGCATAATATACCCGTGTCGTTATCATCCTGCGGCTCTGTAGGCGGTTGAGATTCTGTATTTATCACATCAGGATTTAGCGGTCTGTCAGGTAGGGATGCAGCAGGTTCTTTGTGTTGTTTTTTAACATGGCTCGGAGCTTCAATCTCATACGGGTCTACATGCGATTCTTGGGCCTTGTCATTGAATTTTACCTGCGGCTCTGCGTGTATGTTGCTATTGACATACTTACGCGCTCTTTCAGCGTCCCAACCTTCTGCGAGGGCATCTGCTGCGTCCCAACCCTTCTGCGCTTCTTCAGGATTATGAACAAATTTTATAGTGTCGCAATGAGGCTTCAGTATCTCCGCTATTTCGCAGGCTGTCATATAGCCGGGGTGGTCGTTGTCTTGCCAAATAATTATCTTCTTGCCGTACAGAGGCGACCAATCGGTTTGTTTAACTGCATGACCGCCGCCTTGCCATGTGGTGAGTATTGGTTTCGATAGTAGCTGCTCTGCTGCTTCCATCGTTTTTCTGCCCTCTACGATCATAATGGAACGGTCTGAATCCTTCAGTATTTTAGGCAGATTGGCGAGTGGTCTTGAGTCTTGCATACCCATCCATCTCCATTCGCTGTAGGTTCCGTCTGTGGCATATGTAAGTGGTAATACTTGCTTGGTGACGCGGCCTTCTTCTTCTCTCTCAAATCGGCAATCGTAAGCAAATACTTTTCCTGATGCGTCCAGCCACGCCCAAACCTTGACAGGCAATCCAAGCCTGTAATGCGTAAAGTCGCTACACGGGGATGTAGGCACGGCCTGCGCCCATTTTTTAGCAGCAATGGTTTTTTTTACCTTCTGAACTTTGGATGGCAAAAACCTATCGCCCATTATCATCTCATTTATTTCTTCAAGAGTGAAGCCTTGCGCTTGTAAAAAATCCAATGCGTCACCAGCTTTACCGCAGCCAAAACACTTGAATATTCCTTTTGAAACAGAGACTACAAATGATGATGTTTTTTCATCGTGGAATGGACAGCAGCCAACCCAATTGGCTCCGTCTTTTTTGAGAGAGACATAGTTGCTGACGGTTGATAGAATGTCAGCGCGGCGTTTGAGTTCAGGGAAGTCGTACTTCATATTTATTTTTCAAGAAGCCTTATAGCCTCGTCTGCTGTTACTGTGATTATTCCAATGCCACCATTCTTTTTTACCTGCTCTAAAAAATTTAATTGCCCCTCGGACGCTGTGCTTTTAGAAGACTTCTTTACCTCTATAGCAAGGAATATGGCTACCTCTTTGCCTACCATATCAGGAGTGATAGTTGTTTTTTTCCACCCAATGAGATCGCTGCTGCCGGGACACAAGCCAGCATGTAGTGGTCTTGCATTTGCCAACTTCAATACACCATCTTTATTGGAAATTGTTTTGCCAACCCACGCCAGCGCAACATTGTTTCTGAAGATGCGTACATCTCTACATTTTGCTCCGATAGCAAGCATTATATCCCTTGATACGTTAGTCTCATTCATGTGGCGTAATTATATCAACCTCCGACATTTTAACTGATACCCTTTCGTCTTGTTTGTTTGCGCAGATAATAACATTCCTGTGGTCGCCTATGTCTTCGGTTATAACCAGCAATGTATCTCCTTTCTTGCAAAACAAAACCGGAGTGACAAGGGTTACAAACAAGTCCTCCGGCTTTGCGTTTGGATGGGCTTGTCTGTACTCCTTGCGCTGCGCATCAGTCATAGGTGTATCCGTCTTGCGCGGCTCCCTGTATTTGTTTGGGATGTCTACCTTAGCGACAGCCTCAATTTTTCTTTTTTCTAAAGAGGCCAAGTGATGAAATTGCTCTGTTAAGGAATGTTGTTACCCACTTAATCATCCGGGTCGGCAGCATAACGCCGCTATGCCTTTTGATACGGAATTGCTTGCGGCCCATCGTGAGCTTGCGGCAATTCATTCTGTTGTCGCTATTGATGCGCCTGCGGGTTTCCCTGTTGAAGTAAGGCGTTACAAGAAGAATCCAAGACCTGCCATCTGCATTGATTGAACAGGTCTCAATCTCACCATGCGTTATAGGTAAGTTGCCAGCGTGGTCATGCACATGTTTGAATATGATGCGACCCTCTCGGTCTACCCATGTTTTTCTCTCAATCTCTCTCTTGATTGGTATAGGAGACAGCGTACCCTCTCCTATAGATTTGTTTACACTCATTTTTGGAGTATTAAAATGTTAATAATAAAAGTTTGTTTATTCGCTACCGTAGCAACGATAGTAATGCAATCCCTGACGCATTAATTTCTTTTTGTGGATTGGGCGTGTAGCTGGTCTTATCTTTTTCAAGAGGCGGTATAACACCTTCAGTATGCTTGTTTTGGGAGTATTTTGCATCGGGGATTAATTTAGAACTACAAATATAATTTTAGTTTTGTAAAAAACAAACTTTTATACCAAATTAAGTTTTTTATTGCGACCTAACCAAACAGATTTAGCCCATCCTTTCTTGTAATTTCTGACCATCTCTATTGCCTCAAGTTCTTCGTAAGTCTTTGCCATGCCCACTTCCTTTGCTCTTTGTTTTTTAAGCATGAGCATCGTCTTTGTGGTGACTTCCTGAAGCCCTCTTGATTCGTCTACATTAGGAATATCGCCTTGTATAACGTATATATATCCGCAGCCGGGACACCCATGCGCTGGCGGGTGCATGAGATAGCACTTGGGACATTGCTTTACCTTTATTAGCTTCTCCTTTTGTCCACGCGTTCTTTTCTTGCTGTCTCCTTCTTTAACAAGAGACCAGCCTTGATTTTCTGTAATTAAACCATGATTTAATGTGCATCCAGCGTGGTCTAATATAAAGGCAACCTCTTTGCCGGGGAACGGTCTCAAAACCCTACCTGCCATTTGTATATACAACCCAACACTTTCTGTTGGTCGCAGTATTATAGCAGTCTGAAGCATTGGCGCATCAAATCCTTCCGTTATAAGGTCAACGCTTGTTATGCCAGTAAGCCTTCCTTCAGCTACAGCCTTGAGTATATTGCCGCGAGTTTCAGAATCCATAGTGCCATCTATATGCTCAAACATATACCCTGCGGCCCTGAAGTCTGCGGCGACATGCTTTGCGTGGTCTATGCTAACGCAGAAGGCGACAGCCGATGTTCCGGGGCATATCATTTTGTAATGAGATACTGCGTTGCCTGTGATCTTTGGTAAGTCTACTCTTTTTTCAAGCTCTTTCTTGTCGTAGTCACCAGCGACTGTTCTGATGTCAGAAAAATCAAACTGTTCTATTGGCGCGTAAGTGATGGGTCTTACCAGCGCACCCCTGCTTATTAATTCCAATACTGTAGGGCCAAGTACCATGCTCTCAAAGACATCTCCGAGAGACTTACCATCAAGCCTTATTGGCGTGGCTGTTACTCCGAGTAGGCGGGATTTATTATAGTACCTTAGAATTTTCCTGTAGGTATCTCCCATAATCCGATGACACTCGTCTACTATTATCAGGTCAGGGTAGAAGTTTGGCATATTATGCATCCTCTTAACTACTGTTTGAATAGTTCCGACCTGTATTTTTGCAAATGGATTATGTGAATATTTCGGATTTACAAACCCAAGATCTACATCATTCAACGTGAGCTTGGAACCACATTGTTCAAGCAGTTCTATTCTGTGGGCCAGTATAAGCACCTTGTATGATCTTTGGACTGTAGTGCGCGCTATGTGGCTGAATATTATTGTTTTTCCACATCCTGTCGGCCCCTGAAGCAACACCTTCCTTTTCCCGGCAGCGTACTCTTTCCTTACGCCTGATACCATTAAATCCTGATAGTCTCTTAATGTAATCATTAGGCTACAAAGTAAAAATAAAAGTTTGATATTTACAAATTCATTTTGTACATTTGTTTCCTAAATTTTTATATCTATGGCAGATGAACAAGAATACGGTAAGCGGCGACCTGTCGCTCGTAAAATGGCAAAAATACGCGTAGGCATTGCTGCGTTATCGGGAGGCGGTAAGACATACGGCGCACTCTTGATGGCATATGGGATATGCGGCGATTGGTCAAAAATAACAATTATTGATTCCGAGAACAGGAGCGCAGACCTGTACGAAGACTTGGGTATGTATAATGTTATCTCCATCAAAGCCCCATATTCACGTTGACGCAATAGTAGATTGCGAAAATGCTGGTGACGAGGTTATTATAATTGATAGCATTACTCACGAATGGCTCGGAGAAGGTGGCATCCTTGATACCGTAGGCGAAATGGGAGGTTCTTTTCAGGTAGCATGGAAGGAAATGACACCGAGACACGAGAAGTTCAAGACTGCTATACTTGAGAGCAAATGCCATGTCATATGCACCGTAAGGAAGGACGAAGCATACATACTTGTTGACGACATTAACAGGGCTGGCAAATCAATTCAGAAGCCCGTAAAGGCTGGCCTGAAAGACCAAACGCGTAAAGGTTGGGAGTATGAGCTTACTATCAACCTTGAGATAGATCAGAACCACTACGCGGTCTCTACCAAAGACCGCAGCAGGTTATTCGATGGCAAGGCTCCATTTGTAATAACAGCAGAGACAGGTGCATTGATTAAAAAATGGTGCGAGGGTAGCGTTAAAGTCCCTATAGTTAAAGAGGATGTAGATGCGCTTATTGCAGAGTTCAAAAAATGCACTACCGTACAGGAGTTGAAGGCCGTTAAAGAGGCTGCTGCAAAGCATCTCGTGACTGTGCCTGAAATACAGGCTATTGGTAAGGAAATGTTTGATAAGATAACGGCCCCGCCACCACCTGCCGGAGAAGTGGTTCCACCAGCAGAAACAGAGCAACCGGAAACTAAGGTTGAAACGCCCGAAGAAACAGGGTCTACACCCGCTTCAGAGGCCGCACCACCTGCCGGGGCTTCAGAGGAAATGGTGTAGTGTTTCTGACAATTAATAAAGCCCTCTTTTAATATTAAAAGAGGGCTTTATTAATTAATGATATTATTGATTATTTTTTAGGCTCCATTCGCTCCATCTTTTCATCAATGGCTTCTCTTGCAAATGCAGACACGCTTACCTTGTGTGTTTTGCGTATTTTGTTAGCTACGGACTTTTCAAGGTCTATAGTCTTTCTTACCGGGTCTTTGAAGATACCGGGTCTTCCAACACCGCGCTTTTTGGCTGCCTTTTTAGGTTTTACGGATGTTTTTGGTTTTATCGTACTGCTCATAAAAATAAGAGTTTGCTTTATTGTTGGTACAAATATAGCAAACTCTTATTAAAAACCAAACAAAATTACTTAATCTTCAAAGAAATTAAGCTCTCCTGTCTGAAAATAAGTGACTTGTGATTTTCTGCGGCGTATTAATCCTCCGAGCTTTATGCCCCCTTGAGTGATTGCGCAGGTCGTCCAGTAGTTGAAAAGTTCATCTCCGTCAAGACCTTCGTTGATGTTGTGCCAAAGATCGTAGTCGTGATACTCTAAGAGCTTATTGTGATAGCCGGAGCCTGCATTGAATGCAAAGTCTACAAGCGGAATGTATTGTTGCTTAGTAAGCTCTACATGAACGCGCTGCTTTACTTTTGTTTGAGCTTCAGCCATGCAGAGTACGAGTAAGTCAAGTGCTTCTTCTTCCGTTATAGTGTCGCCGTCTTGAACTGGCGTACCATCCATCTTGTGAGTTGCACCATACCCATATGTCCACTTACCTTTTGATGGGTCGTGAGGGTTGTCGTTGTAGGCTGTGAGCCTTAGTTTTTCATACCCTTTAGTGAGTTCGCAATCTTCGGGCAGCATCTTTAATTGTTCGTTCATATAATTAGTATTTAATCCAGTAGTCAGCAGCAGGGCCACCTGCACCATTAGCACTTATGCTTGGGTAGCTTGGCAACCCAAACTGTGTAATGTGTGGTGTAGAATAAGCTATATAGTGGTCTTGCACGATATTGAACAGCCTTGCATAAGCAACCCGGTCTACATAGCTATTATCGCATTTAAGATAACCTACAGTATCTATGCCTATTCCATGAGGAATTAAGACAATAGTGCCAGCCGGAACCTCCAACCCTTCGTGCCAAACTATAACCCATCCAGCCGGGCCTTTTCTCATGCATACAGATTCTCTTGGCCCAATATAAAGTGAAGTAGAATTTAGGTAGCGGTCAACTATTTTATCGGAACCTTGAGGAACCACAGTCATAGCACCACCATTCGCGGAGCCGCTAAATATGAGTGTATCTCCTGTCTTGCATGTAGACAGCACAGGCAATGTTATAGATGATATGTCGCCCTCTCCAAGCAGCATAACATACATCTTATTGCATCCTCCGCTACTAAGCGTCATATCTGACACCTGAACAAGAACCGTTGGCGCATTTGCACCATTGTACAGGTCTTTATTGAATGTTATTTTATTCAACAAGCTCTGCGCCTGACGATTAGCTATAGCACCTGCGCCACCCTGAACGTCATCTGCGCTCTCTATTTGATATATACTATCATCGCTTGATGTTGCCGTTAAGTCTGCCATGTCAAAAGTTTAATTAAAGAATGATAAATTAATAAGATAAAGTCCACGTACACACAAGCCTTATGTCTGATGTTTTAACAATGCCATTCCTCGTTAACCGAGAAAACAAAACATTGTCGTGACCAACCAAGCCAAGCTCCTGTATCGTCATACCATTGCCTTCCGTTGTTTCCAGCGTGAATGCTATTAGGGTTGACGTGGCGGTAGGATGCGTGGTCGCTCCTATAGCCTTTATGAACTGATTAGTAATTGCTGTATCTCCCAACGTAGTAGCTGTTCCGTTAGTTCCAAACGCTACCTGCGTAATGGTTCTGTTCGTGACGTTGTTGGGGTCTAACGAATACAGTATGGTAGATTCGCCAAGAGCAACAACCAAGTTGTCTACGGTGTCTTCCCAAGCAAGCTCATTGGTTTCACCACGATATGCTTTTATGTTTACCCTGCCTTTTACTTCAGGCATTTTCGTTTTTTGCTGTTGCATTATGGTACGTTTATGATTTGTATTTGTAAGTCCTCAAATCCGGGGCGATACTTTTTTACACCATTATACTTATAGGTTCCGTCATACTTGAAACCACTCACGTTGATTGTATCGGACACATCGGTATGTGCCTCTACAGTCATCGCGTCAGATATCAATGGCATGTATTCAGACAGGTTAGCCTTGTATGAAATATCAAGGAATTGACTACGCGCATTCTTATACTTGTTTATCAGGAAAGTAAGGAGGTTGTCCGAAACTCCATTTACACCACCCTGATTTCCGAGATCAACAACCACCCTGAAGCGCGCCCAATCGTGACCGTCTCCAACAGTACCAGCACCCTCTACGAGATCAGCACCGCCGTACCCAAGAGCCTGCATGGACTTCTTAATGGCATATGGAGTTCCTATATACTTCTTGAGGTCAACTGCATTTTTAATGAGGTTCCTTTTATCAAGGTCTGTAGTGAGTTGGTTAAATTCATACGATACATCAAATTGCTCTGCGAGATATGGCAGCGCAACGGAAGATACGCTGTCTACGAGATAGACGAGCGTGGAACTTATATCAATAGCATCAAACCTATTCTCTATAAGTAGTTCAAGGATGTTTGTGTTCTCTCCTTTAATGCTATTTGGTAAAATGTTCTGATCTCCCATTTTAGTGATGTCCTACTATGTTTACTGTTATCGTTCCAATATTCGCCCATTGCGTTGCACCTACTGCGACATTCGCAGAAGGTGTAGGTACGGCAACATCAAATACTGTATTGTTGCCAAGAGAATCAACATCTCTCATGCATATGTCTATCAGCTTTGCCACAGAAATACTTTGAGCCAAAAGAAGTTTTTGAGCTTGCGCATACGAAGTCAAAGCGGCGGTTACAGAGTTTATTATAGTGGCATCTACACCCCCTGTGAATGCAGTAAGATTTACAACAATATCGTAATTGGCAGCAGTAGGCGTGGCAGCCTGTACAGTATCGCTTAACGGCCTTACGTGGTCTTGACTGCATACAGCCAGTACAGCGTCAGTTATTTGAGATGGTGTAGTTCCTGATGCTATCAAGGGCCACAGCTTAACAGTACCCGGCGTTGGCTGCGTAACGGCAACATCTATAATAGATGGGTGTGCTGTCTTGGCCCAATACTTATAAGCCTCCACAGACCCCGCGTTACTGAATGCATCCGGGGCCAGCTTCGCACGATCTCTCAAGTGATCGTCAGTCTCTTGGTCAGACCCTCCATCCGTAGCGGCAGGGTTGGTAACGTCAACAAGGAACGCCAATGGGTCTAATATGCTTGTTATAGTGCCTACACCATACCCGTTGCCTATAACGCCAGTAGACTGGCAAGCAGCCTCTATAAATACCTCGTAGGTTCCTACAGGTATAAATGTGCTTACTATGGTTTCAAATACAACCTTGCCATCTACAGAACCCACACGGTGTCCGGCAGGAACAGTCACGCCAGTATGACCCATTACTACATCATACTGTAGCTGAACCGTAGCTGCTTGCGCGGGTATTCTGATAACGCCAACAAGCTCAACGAGATAATCCAGCATTGGTGCTGAAGAAAAACGAAGTAGCTGTGTAGAGCAAGATGAATTTATTTGGTCTTTTATTATCTTCTCGCGATACGCGATCAGATTTACGATCATTTTTTCAACCTGCCCTCTCTGTAGCTTTTTACCGGACTGGCCCTCAAAGAAAGCAACGCAGTCGGCTAATATCTGATTAGCGTCTGCGACAATGAAATCCGGTATGGTGGTTGTATCTATAGCCATTATATAAACTGATTTGAAAATTGATCGCTGAAAGACCTAACCCTACTTATGGTATCTTGACCAGCATCGAAAGTGTACGGTATTTGAACACCCGATGCTATTACCGTACAAATAATGTTGAATCGTATGTTGCTGAAATCATCGCTTACTGAATAGGTTATGGTATCAACAATAACCCTCGGCTCGTATAGAGTAATTGCAGCGATAGTTTCAGCAATTACATTTGGAATCAACTTAACTACAGGCAGGTCTATATAGTCGAAAATAAGACTGCCAAATTCGCTGTCCAAAACCAAATCTCCTTTCCTCGTGAAAAGAATATTATGGATGCACATTTGTATATCGTCTTCGTCAGTAAGTATCTGACCAAGAGATAAGCCCATCTGCCAATTAGGAGTAGACACGTCCGATATAATTCCGTATATTATCATATTGGCGTTGAGGTTACTCCTGACCCTGTTTGAACTCCACCGTGAATATGTAATTTCAGAGACTTACCGCCAGCAACAACATCCGCACCTGTAACAACACCGCCTGCTGCCGACATGCTTCCCGCCAAAGACATATTGCCACCCGAATCAATACCACCACCACCACCTATGCCAAGAGAAGCAACTACTGCTGCTCCGCTAACTTCTAATGTTCCGGTTACTTGTATGTCGCCAGTCAGTTTGATGAATGGTGCTGTAGCATCTATTTCGGTAGCTGCAATTATTTTTGCTTTGGCAGAAGAATTTATTGTGGCATCGCCACCGCTAATAACATCAACCTTGCCTGCTGCCTGAAGTTAATATCGCCAGTTACATTGACGGTATATTTACCTGAAGACCTGTCAAACTTTATATAACTTCCATCTTTGTAAGTTATTTTATGAATGTCGGGGCCAGCATCAGAATCGGGAGTGTTATTAGCATCATAAATACATCCACCAACTATACCGTCTTCCCATTCTTCGTCAGAAAACATAACCCATACGTGAGAGGTTATGTCGAAAGGAAATGTGGACTTATCAGCGTGAGTGAATGGGAAAGAAACGGGGAGCCAATTAGTTACAAACTTAGTTCCCTTTTCAACATCGTAATCTTCGTCCAGTTCTACTTGGACTTTACCTGTTGACGGGTCAACACCACATATATAGCCGTAGGCGATCACTCCCACAAATGTATGGCAAATTATTTATAATGTCAAACTCAATTTATTGGAGTGAAACTTCCTGCTCCCGGCAGCGCGGGGCTTGAATCTATAGGCTTTCCGTCCAGCAGTTTATTGATATATTCCTGAAGGGAACCAATGTCTGCGCTGACTTGAGATTGCTCCCTATAGTCGCTGATGCTGCCGAAAATATCTTCATTATATATATTGAACAATCTACCCGCTATGTACTGCGATTCCTCTGATATTTGAGCAGACAATCTACCTGCGTATTTATTGGCTGAATTGTACTGCGATTCTGCCTGATTGTAACTAAGAGTTTTGGCGACATAACCCTTTCCTGAATCAACCAATACATTATAGATAAGCGTAAGCAGCGACTTGTCTGCTGCGGATATTTGCTTACCTGAAAAACCTACAACTATTTTAGAATAGCTTACGTTGTTTTTGTTCTGAAGAACAATAACCTTAGATTGTTCAGGCTTGCCCGACTTAACACCTGATGACTGCTGCTTGGCAACACTAACCGCAGCAACTCTTTTTATATCCACACCAACGAGCCAAGAGTTTTGCCTATCAACTTTGTGCTTCGATTTCATCATGTGCCAAATACCGCTACCAACATATCCAAGCCCCGTAATTTCCATGTTGTTACCAGCCACGACAAGCTCTGTCCCTTGCATGTTAATAGTGCCTGTTTGCTGCTTACTGTTTGCGCGATACAGAGATGATTTAACTGCTTCATCTGCTTGCTGCTGGTTCTCAACTCTCCTATGCACAAGCAGCGTATCTCCGGGCGTTATTTCGGTATAAGAAACTCCTTCATTATTTTGTACTGTTTTTATTTGAGACTTAGAAGTTATTAGTTGTGATGACTTCGGATTGTGATGACGAAGCTCTGCCGACTTGTATGTTTCAGATGTTTTATCTTTTATTGAATAGTCTATCATCTGCGTTTTATCAACAGAAATAGATGGTGGTTTGTTTTCCAAATCATACATCGAAGTGAATATAAGTTTGGTATTTTTAACACTAAAGATACATCCATACTTATCCGCGCACTTACGAAGGAACTTTAAATCGGTAAGTCTTTTTTGTGTCACATGCTCAATCAAAACGCTCGGTATATTCCCGGTTCCGACAAGTGTCAGATTAGAGTGCTGCGCAGTAGCTTGCGCTATTTGCAGAAGCGTTTTATTGGAATGTGATTTTGTTTTCTTGGTCTTCAGGTCTTTATCTATGATCGTAGTTAATGCACGTATAACTACGGTATCAGGAGGGCCGTTAAGCTCTATCTCGTCAACTTGAAATGTACCGCAATCCATCTGCCCTATAGAGCAATCTATCGTGTCGCCCTTGTTAGGATACCAACCATTTGACCATAAGCCATCCTCGTTTTCAAGCGTTATTTCAATTTGATCGCTTTCACCCTGAACAGTATCATCATAGGTAAGGTTTATCAGGTACGGCTGTAAGCCATGCGTAATATCCTTACCATTGTATATGATGGTAAATATAGGAATGGGAAGGCTTACTGTTTCCATAGAGGGAATAACTGTTTGGGTATTGGCGCAACAGATGCATCAAGTATTGGCGCAAAAATAGAAGTGAACCCGTATATCCTTGCCGTTACAGGGATAGTTGGATTAGCATATATCAGGTACTTGGTAAGCGTTTCGTCACCATAGCACCGCTTGGCTATAGTACACCATGTTTCCCCGTCTGTTATTGGTATAGAGACAACATCTGCCATTACAACCTCCTTGATATTAACTGTGAACTGATAGATGATGAATCAATCTTTAATTGCGCAAGAGATGCCTGAAGAAAACCATTTGCGCTTATCAAAGCATTTATATCTGTAACGGGCAATACGGCCCTCATGTTTACTATGCCATTAAGGACTGTACTGATGCTGCCGGGCAAGTTTGGAGCGAGGCCAGCAAGCGTTGCATTTCCATTCATAACATTACTAACGTCACCCATTGCACGACCCAAATTGTCAAGAGACAAGTCTATCATATTGCCACCGTGAGTAGCGAACCCAAGAGTGTTTGCAATTTTTGATGCAAGAGTGTCAATGTTGCCAGCTTCGGATTGCGCAGCAGTAATTGCAGTAATTGCCTTCATAGAATCAGTACCGGGATAATTCAACTTACCTCTTACTGCGCTTGGATTGTTTTTAGATAATGCAGACGCGGAATCTTGAGATTTTTTTTGATTAGCTGCGGTGCTATCTGTTACAACGCTTTCCTTCAATGTGATATCAAGAGTAGCCATCACTATGTCTCCGCGCCCATTCTCCTGAAGTCTGTTTTCTGTCAATGCAGAAACGGCGAAGTTGCCTACAACCCTACCATTACCATAAATGAATGGAAGGATAGCTCCTGTATTCAAAGCATTCTCAAGTGCCTGTATTTCATCTTCGGGAACACAGAAACTTGAGTGAAACTGTACTGTACCTGTTATAACCTGCAACTCCGTTCCGGTACGAGCGAGACGTGGCTTAGTATTGATAAGTGCATGTTGAGGCAATGTCGCTTCCATTTGCCTTTTGAAATCAGTAAATCCGATCAACGCTTCAAAAACAATATTACCAAGTTGTAGGTACATTAATAAGTCCTCCTGTTTCTTTTATCAATCTCTTTCATAACCACATCAGTCAATTCTGCGCTCCACTTTTTAGCTTCAGACAAAAACGCTTGCTTGTCATTTATACCACCACCCGAAGCCGCGTGGTAAACAGGAGCAAATGTTATCTGTATTCCCGCAGCACTTACATATCCACCACCGCTTGCGCTTCCTGCTGCCTTGAAATTAAATACAAGACCAGCAACAGATCGCATCTTATCTATGAGCGCAGCAGGCTTAATAGCCTCGGCAATGGTCTCTATAAGCCTTATCCTGTGGATGTCTCTCAATGGGCCTTCCTTAGCCGGGCTGAATGGGAAGAACCCACGTATTTTTTTAGCTATTGCCACAATCGCCTCTATAGGCTGGTGGGCCATTGTCTTAATGCCACTCCACAGAGCGTGCATCAGGTTTTTGCCAGCCTCAAACATCTTGAAGCCATTCATCGAAAATATAGCCAGTATAACTCCGAGGATTGACTTGAAAATGTTCATTATAGCGTTCATTCTGTTTTCAATACCATTCTTCAGGATGTTGAAAGGAATTAACCAACCAAACAGCACATTCGCAATAAGGACAACGATGGTCTTCATAAACGACCACGCACCATGAAATATGTTTTTTATTCCACCCCACAGAGCAGTCCAAAACGCACCCATGCTTCCCCAATGTTTTACTATCGCTTTGTAAGCTCCGT